ATAGGTGTTATGTCTGGTTTATTTTCTGGTGAATCTACATCCATATAAATTAAAGAGCCTGCATTATCTGTTCCTCCATAATTTGCATGTAGCATATTCTCTATAGCTTCTACGTCATCCGTACTACCATTCATGTAAGTAGTAATAGCTAAAGACGGTGCTAAACCATTTTTAATGTTAGATACATGAAAATTATCTATTTCTACGTCTAACTCAATGGTTCTAAGGGCTCCATTATAGTCTGGTAACGGATAGTATTGTTGACCTGGTCTGTAGTTGTGTACGACAAAGATTTGAGAAGCTTCATCTCTTGCTTTTTCTTTGTTAAATACCGGTAAGAATAAAGCATTATCGTCTGTAAGTTGTATAAAAGAGTTTTTCCAATCGTTACTAACATAGTATCCAGGAATAATTCCTCTATGATCTTTTTCCTTAGCTCTTATAGTAGAGAAGTCAATGTGATATGCTTCTGCTATTCTAGTTCTATCTCTACTCCAAAGTATTTCTAAAGCAAAGCTTCCATGTAGTTTAAAATCTAAACTTACTTTCTTAAAGATATCGTTCCAAGTTTCTCCTTTTTTATTAGCTGTATCTAAGAAAGCTTCTTCATTTGCTGTTAAACCCTGTCCTATAACTGAATGGACTATTGAGTCTACACAAGCTGCATGTATTGAGCTTCTATTGTATAAGTTAATTAAGTAGTATGGGAACTGATTATCGTTACCACTCTTTACATATTTGCCTTGTATCTTCTCATTAAAACTAGCTAAAGGTTGACTAAACCTTTCTACTTTTGCAAAATGTAATTTTTCTGTTTTCTTTGCCATAATTATCTATTATATGTTGTATACTGGCCATCTTGATTAGCCTCTGTATAACTAATATACGAAGGTTGATCCAAACCAACAACTCTAGCTCTTCCTGTATCTATGTTACGATCATTAGTAAAAGCACCTGGTGCATTCCATTTAAAGTCTGCAAGGCCAAATTTCTCTGTTGTATTAGCCCACACCCCTGTACCTGTAACACCTTCTACTAAGGTATATGTATAATTACCGCTCTGAGACGGTATAAGACTTGAAGCTAAGCTAAATAACAAATAGTTATTATAGTATCCAGCAGGAACTGGTGCTAGCTTACTTAAGTCAATACTTGCACTGGACATATCATAGTCCTGTGTAATGTTTAATCTGAATGATCCACTTGATACATCGTGATATATACTAGCAGTAGCAGGTGAAATTGCTATAGTATTACTAGTACCCTCTTTGATTAAGTTTATCATTTAATTCGTTTTAAAAAAAAAGGGAAAGATAGTTTAAAACCTTTCCCCTTTGATTATTGTATAATTAGCCTACTGTGATTCCAGATAGGGATCCTGAAAGAAGTCCAGTTGCAGTAGAAATCTCATCTGCTGGTTCTGGCTCTAATCCTTGGAAAGTTAAAGCGTACTGGTTAGCATCGCCAAAAGCTGTTCCGGATGTAGCTGCTCCTCCTGAAAGAGTTGCTCCTCTATATCTTCCGACATAAAAGAAACGCCCTGTAAACGGAGATTCAACACCATTATTAGTTTCCACTATAATCTTAAGATCAGGATTCTGAGCTAATACCTTAACTTGATTTCTGATACTTGATTGTAATTTGTGAAAAGCAACATTGATTGTGGAATCATAAAAAACAGTCCCATTCTCCAAACTTGGAGTAGGAGTCTCTGTAAAGTCCCCGGTGTTTTTCGTCAATTCAAATTTGTAAAATACACCTGAACCAGTTAACGCGCTAATTAGGCCTTCTGATGCTTCATTTACTGTTGTTACAGAGCCAGATAAGATATAAATATTTTTTATACCACCACTGTTATCTCTACATGCTAAAGTAAATCCGCTTGAAATATTACATGCCATAATTTTAGTTGTTTAAAGGTTAATATTAAAGGGCCTAATTAAAGACCCTCTAATGGTTTATTTTAGTTTAATCCGTTTGAAACGATGTACTCTGGGAAAGCAACCTGTGAACCTAATTTAGACTTAAGTCTGTGTTTAAGTTGGTCTGCATTCATGTCGTACCAAAGTTGGAAGTTATCTACATCACTTAGTAGATCTACTCCTACTACTGCATAAGCATCAGGCATAAGTGCGATTCTGTCTCCAGATATTCCACTTGTTCCTACTACTTTTACATTTTGGAATGGATAAGCTATTTGTAAGATTCCAGTTCTATTAGAAATTGATCCTGGATCGAAGAAATAGTTATTTAGTCCTCTTAGAGCAGTAACAAACTTTCTGAAGTTAGATACAGACATCCAAATTGTAAGGTCATCTCTATCTGCTACATCGTCAGATAAGTTTTCAATCATTGCGTCAGTAATACCGATAATAGTAGCTGAAGATACTGATCCTGTTGCGTCATTAGGAATTACAACTCCCGCTGTAGATCCTGAAGTAAAGTCACCGAATTGGCCACTACCCCATAAGAAAGCGTCATCGCTTTTCTTCATTTGGTTAACGATTTGCTCTGTATAAACAGAAGCAAGTTTGAAAGTCTCGTTGTAAGACCCTCTATCTAAAGCAGAAATACCTAAGTACTTCTTGTTTAGGTTGTCTAAACAAAGGCCATCGAATGATGTTCTTTGAGTAACTGTAATTGTTCTTTGCGTAGCATCGAAAGATCCTGAAGGTGTTGATACACAATCTCCATTTTGTACTTGAAGATCAACTTGAAATATATTCAAAGGCTCTTGATATTTGATACCTTCTTGAATAGGAAGTATTGAAGTAGTATATCCTTCAAATACAATCTTTGGTACGACTTTTCCAGCAACTTCATTGTTGAAGTCTGATAATGCTGATACATCTAATCCCATAATAATTTAATTTAAAAGTTTGTTATTAATTTTTGTTGTTTTTTGAAGCCATACTCAATATATTTGCGTACTGCATCTTTTTTATGTCACCATGGTTAAATGATAACATATCGCCTTCCGGCTTAGAACCGAATCCAGCTTTACTAAAAGCTTTCTCAGTTACAGAAGTTTCTTCAGCTGCGGCATAATGTTCTTTCATTTTTTCTTCGTGCTCAGCCATTTTTTCTTCGTGTTCTGCTAATTTTTTCTTCATCTCTTTTATCGTAGGAGCAAGTTCTGCCATAATAGCTTCAATGATCTCAGGCATTTGCTCATCCTTGTGCTCGTCCATGTGATCTTCATCCTCATGTTCAGCCATTGGTAAAGCGTCTGATTCATTAATTGCATCATCGGCAAGTTCTACTTCTGTTTCTTTTTCTTTAGAAGCTTCCTCTTTAGATAAAGATCCCTGTCCAGACTCGTCTGGTTTGTGTAGACCAGTTATAACGCCTTCTCCATCTATTACAAGAGTGATACCGTCCTCAAGTACATGCTCCCCTGAAGGTGCTAGTACTGAATCTCCAGCCTCTGTAGTAACCATTACATGGTCACCAACTTCAAAGTCTTTGTCTTCACCATTAGTAATAGGAGTACCGTCAACTAATTTAGCTGATTGGAACTTTACTTCTTCTGTTGATACTGATTCTTTGATGTCGTTCTTGTCTTCTAGATTGAAATAGCCTTTAACTAAGTCTTTTAATTCTGATTTATTCATAATAAATGTAAATATTAAAAGTTGTTAAGTTTCTTTTCTATAGTAATAAATAGGCTGGTATATATCTTTTTAGAAATCTTAGGAGAGAGACGTTACTTTCTAAGCTTTTCCACTAAGAATTTAAATAGCCAAGCACCCATAGCACCGATAAATCCTAATAAGAACGCTATAAATATATCTTGTAAGTGCATAAACGACACGACACTTGAACTCATAAAGCCTATAGAACCTGTTTGAAAGTTAGTTAAATCCATTACTCTTTGATTATTATATTGTTGCATTTTGTACATTTATAGTAACCTCCCTCTACGGGCTTAAAGTAACTCATTGTACTATTACACTTATCACAATCCATTTTTTCTTCAAATCTAAATCCCATCTATATATATTTATATATTAAGCTGCGTTAACTATATTGTTTTGAAATATACCTTCTATAGAAAACCCTTTTACTACTCCGTCTTTTATCATTTGCCAAGTAGCATCATCTTCTACCTTATATTCTCCCATCCAAGTACCAAGAGGTACATTCATATTATACATATTTGACTTATCATTCATACTATCTTCTACTATCCAGCTAGAGGTCATATGAGCATCTACTAATGCATCTGGATTATGTTCTAGGTTAACATTATCTAATAGTTTCTCTCTCATTGCTTTTTCAGCTATATCTCTTACTGTATCTTCTGAGAAGTAAACATAATACGGGTTATTGTCTTCATCTACTCTTAAAATAAGTTTGTTTGGTATAAGTAAAGGACCTACTACCTTTCTTTTATCGTGATCTAAGCCAAATTTATACTCCGTAGAAGAAGCAATCTTAGCTTTATTCATAAACGTTACAGTAACTTTTTGTGTCTTAGGTTTCTTTTGGTATAGGTAAACAGCTCTCCAAGAATGTCTACAGCCATACGAACCTTTAAACTCATATATATTATAGTACTGAGGAAACTCTGGGTTACTACCTTGTATATTTTGTAAGTCAGTCTTAGACCATAAAATACCTTTGCCACTAAGATCCATCATACGTTTACAAAACTTTCTAATCTTAGAATCTACCGGTCCAACATATTCGTATAGTACCTTAGCACCTTTAGTTGTTAAAGCATCTTCTCCTTTAGCCTGTCTTTTAACTGGTAAACCAAACACATGTTTAAAGAATTCTTCTGGTTCTACTATTTCATAGCCGTCTTTCTTTAACTTACTCACGTAAGTCCCTCTATCTTCTAGTCTCTTAAAGATGTTCTCTTGTTCGTGTATAGGTAATGCATCTATTATTTTCTCACTTGAGAGAGACACCTTACTTGCTCTAATCTTTTCTAGCTTATTTGAAGCCCATTCAATCATAGCAGTACCACCCCAAGCATCCCACATTAAGCCTCCGCACCCTTCACT